GAGTAAAAATGCTGGATAAGTTCAAGAGCCTTTTAGGAATTGGCGGAGAAGAAAAAGAAGCCGACGCAGGAGAAGAGAAAGACGTTCAGGGCAAAGAAGAAGAAGTGGTAGGCAAAACATATGAAGACATCATAGCAGAGCTGGTGGCGCAGGCTGGAGAAGAAGCCAAGAAAGAAGAAGAGAAATACAGAGAGCTTACGCAGAAGATTGCGGAAGCCCCAATCGAAGCCGAAGCCAAAGAGACCGACGTCAAGGGCGAAATACAACTTGACGAAAACGCAACGGTTACCGACCTGCTGAATGTTGTTTTGAAGGAAGTAGACAAGCGCATTCGCGAAGCTTTGGCGAATGTTCCACAGGCGGGGCTTGTGGAGAGCATAGTGCGGGAGAACCCGTCTCTGAAGACCGTTCAAGACGACGCCATCAAAATCGTAGAGAAGCTACCTGCAGAGCTTCGCAGACGCGAAACGGTAGAGATGCTGATGTGGTCATTGAAGGGCATGAAAGCAGAAGCCGAAAAAAGGTCAGTGTTGACCGAAGTGATGGAAAGCCTTGTAGGTGAACGGCGACGCGAAAGCAACTTTGTGCCGTTACCGTTCTCGGCTTCCGAGATAGAGAACATGGCGCAGAAACTCAAACTCGACCCTAACGACCTGAAGAAGCGATTGGTCAAAGAATACGCAAAGGGGGGTTTAAGGTATGAAGAAGAGTAACGCAACGACCGAACCGACAGCAGTCGAGACCAAAGCCGAAACCAAAGTCGAAGCCCAAGACGCCCAGACGCCGTCGGCTTCGAACGTAGAAGTGAACGAATACAGTCTTTTCGATTACATCGGCAAAAGTCCCTTGAACCCCAAAGACCCAGACGACGGCTGGAGTTACTATTGGGGCGACCTTGACGACGGCAGGGGCAACATCAGTAGACTAAAGATGCGTGGATACGAATACGTTCGTGTCGGTTCTGAAGGCGAAATCCCGACGTATGGTGGAGAGCGCAGACCCGACGGAACGGTTGTTTACGGCAACCTGATTTTGATGAAGCGACCCAAAGAGATTAGCGATAAAGAGATGGAAGCCAAGCGACGCCAATACAAACGATTGGCTAACCAGAAGATAGAAGAAGCAGAAGAACAGATGCAACGCGAAGGTGCGGAACATCAGCCGAACAGGCGCACCTTCTATTTCGCAGAAAATCCCCTTTCGAAGGGGTAACGGGGGTGAGACAAAATGTCTGTTTATCCTGCTGATTTTTCCGAAGTGAGACGACTTCCTGTTTCGCTTGGTTCTTTACCTGAAGCCGTATTGAAGGCAGGAATGCTCATGAAGCTGGACGCCGTGAACGGCGGTGTAACACCGATTTACGGCACTGGTTCCAGCCGACCGTCCACCGACGTGTTGGGTGGTGTAAACACGCTTTACGGTGTTGCGCTTAACGGCGTAAACGAACTTAACGACCCTGTTGCAACGGGTATACTTGATTACGCTGGTCAGACGCCCACCAAACGTCTGTCGGTGGCTATCTGCGTTCCGCACAGAGAGCTGATAGTGTATCCCATCAACAAGACGACTGGAGACATTGACTACAGCCAAGCCGTTGCGTCCAACATAGGCAAACCAGTGGGGTTCTATTATCGGAACGTTTCGACGACGTATAGTGGCACAACGTATTGGCTGGACGTCGGTGGAGCGGTAGGTGGCTCAGAAACTGGTGGATACGTGATTGGTATCACACGCGATAAAAAGTTAATTGTGCGTGTTGTGCGCAGTAAATGGGCAGAGTTAGCCTAGTGGCGGGGGTGATATAAATGGCGTTCTTTAGCATTGAAGAAGTCGCACCCCAAGTCATAGAAGGATTAGGAGACGTCATTAATGTAGACGACTTCAACCTTGTTACTGGTGTTGCCAAATACAGGGGTTGTTTCGTTCGTATGCGCAAACGCAGTGGAGACGACGTCAACCTGCCGTTCGACACCATCTATTTAACGAACGGCGCAGGTTGGCTTCCGACCGAAACTGCAGGAAGCTACTCTTACAGCAACAAGCCCTTCGGCATCATAGGTAGCTATCCAGAGAAAATCAACGACGTAGGCAGTGGTGGTATTCAGGGTAAGCTAAGCATCCATCTTTTGGGCGAACACCAGCCTGTTTACGTAGCCTTTCGTTACGTAGATGGAAGCTACAACTACATTCAGCCGACACCAGACCTTGTAGGTAAGAAGCTCTACATTCACGGCAAACAGGAGACCATAAACGGGAACAACTACATCGTTCCTGTTGCTTCGCAGACAAGCGTAAGTGGAGCTTCTTCATTTACCGTCGACAGGATTATTACACCGCCGAAGCTGGTGGGCGATTTGCTTGGTTCACAAAAAGACGTCGGTTGGGTAGTTTTGGCATTGGACTTCAACTTTATCAGTGAACCATACTGGTATCCGTAATGCTTATCTGGTTTGGTGGATTGGGGGTAGCCGTCAACGGCGACGGTTATCCCTGAGCCACCGAACAGCGGGTGCGTCATGAGCAACAGCTACGACGGGTGGATTAGCACCATAGCGAACTGGAACGAACACAAGGAAATTGTGGAGTTACCGCAACATCCTGATGACCTGAATGCAGGTATGGTAATTCCACAGTATGAGCTTGTTACTGTTGAAGACGGCTACGTAAGACCGCTTTACACGACGCCGACCCAGTCGGGGACGCTGATGGCTTTACCGTCGGAGCCGTCGAGAAAGATAGCTGGGTATTTGATAGATACGCCGTATGATGACGACGGGGTATTGAGAAAGCAAAGGAAACTATGTATAATAAGAGAAGGACGGGTGGTATTACCAGCTTTGATTTATCCACCTGATAAAGACTGGAAAGCCGTAGGCAAAGAATACCTGACGTTCAAATTAGGGCGTTATCCCGTGAACGGAGACATGCGGGTTTTGGCTTACGTCTTTGCGGAAGTAGCTGGGTTTCCCGACACGTTCGAAATGCAGTATAACTCCAGAACAGGCGTCTGTCGGGACATCAGAATACGATGTTATTACATCGGCGGGTTATACCAGTGGTTGCATCAGGCTAAGTGTTACTTTTACCCAGCGTTTATAATGACATGGGGGTGGAGCTAATGGCAAAGAGCAAACCGCCTTTAGGTTCAGGAGAGCGTTTTAAGCAGTTATCGGCTAAGCTAAAGCGGAAGGGTGTAGACAACCCCGAAGCTTTGGCTTCGTGGATTGGGCGAAAGAAATACGGTAAAGAACGCTTCCAAGAGTTAGCCCAGAAAGGGCGGAAGCGCAAAGATTAAAGGGGGGGTGAAGGGTTATGATAACTAGTGGACAGTTAAATCTCTTACGTGTAGGGCTTACTGAAATACTCATGCGTGAGTTTCAGAAGCCGAACATCTTTGGCAGGATTTATGAAGTAGACACATCAGACAAAGAGTATGAAGAGTATCAGCACATCGTGGGGCTTCCTGCGCTTCCTGAATGGGACAGCGACGGCGCAGAGCTTCCGTTCGTGGGGGCTTCGAACGGTTACAAGGTGCTATTTGTCCATAAAGACTATGGATACGCATGGGCAATCAGTAAGCGTTTAATGCGTGGAGACCAGTATCAGGTGGTTTCTGGGCGTCTGACCCGAACAGCCGTCAGGGCTTCACAGAACACCATCGAGTTGTTGACCACAGCCTTCTACGCTACGAACCCGACTTGGGTGGACGGAAAAACGTTGTTCGCCACCGACCACCCGTATGACGGCGGAACATACAGCAACAAGCTGAACGCTTCGCTGAACGACACGTCGTTGGCGGACGCTTTGCGCTTGTTCCGCAGAGCCGTCGATTGGCGGGGCAACCCGATTATGATTGAACCTGCCATTCTGATGGTTCCACCTGAGCTGGAAGTAACCGCGAAGGTGCTGGTCGGCAGTATGGCGTATCCTACCACAGGGGCGGGTTCGCCGTTCCAAGCGAACGCAGGAACCACCAATCCGTTCAAGGGCACTTTGGACGTCGTGGTAAACCCCTACCTGACGGACACTAACGACTGGTATGTATTTGCAGAACCCAGCGTCGGCTCATTGAAGTTCTTCTGGAGACAAAAACCAGAGATAGTAACGGAACGCGATTTCCGAACGCAGGGTATTATGAATGCCATTACGATGGCGTTTAGCTTTGGAGCAGTGGACGTTATCGGTATGGTTGGTTCGAGTGTGTAAATCCATTTTTAGAAGGGTGGTACTGCAGACATGGTGGAGATATTTTCGCAGTGGCATTTTTCTTGGGTTTGTGTTTTGGCGGGGGCGGTGGGTGGTCTTATCAACTCCATCGCCACTGCCGACTGTTTTGTGCTTCCTTCCGTTACTGGACGCAAAGTATTTTTAGCGTCTTTGAAGTCTGTAATCATAGGGGCGTTTATCGGCTTTGTGGTGGACACGCACCCAGTCTTTTCTGCGCTTCTTGGCTACAGCGGTTCAGACGT